GCGCCTCAAGCCCGGCGCGGTGTGGCTGATTCACTCCGACGTGATGACGCAGCTGCCGAAGATGGTGATCGGCCAGATGCCCGTGTGGGTGCCGCCGGGCGGCCTCAACAACCTGCCGTATGGTCTATTGCTCGGCAAGCCGGTCATCGAGATCGAGCAGGCCTCAGCCCTCGGCGTGGTCGGCGACATCGTCCTCGCTAACCTGAACGAGTACGTCGTCATCCAGAAGGCCGGCGAAGGCCTGATGGCCGACACCTCGATGCACGTCCGGTTCATCTACAACGAGATGACCTTCCGGTGGGTGTACCGGATCAACGGTCAGCCGGTCGCGCGCACCGCGATCACGCCGGCCAACGGCAGCAGCACGCAGAGCGCGTTTGTCGCGCTGGCGGCGCGGTAATCGTTCGCACGACTGAGGACTGACCATGCATACACAGCAGTTTGCGGAACACTTCAACGTCTGCGAAGCCTTCCTGCCGATCAACATCGCGACCGGCGCGAACGACGGCGACTGGGTTTCACTCAAAGGCTACAGCGAGTGCACCATCCTGTTCTTTCAGGGCGTGGGCACCGCTGGAGAACCGGCGACTATCACGCTCGAGCAGGCGACGGCCGTCGCCGGCACCGGCGCGAAGGCGCTAGCGGCGATCACCACGGTCTACCAGAAGCAGGCCGTCACCAATCTGCAGGCGACTGGCACCTGGACCAAGGTGACCCAGGCGGCGGCGGCGACCTACGCGCTCGGCGTGGCCGCGAACGGCGACAAGGCGGCGCTCGTGGCGATCACGATCCACGCCGAGGACATGGATAGCGACGGCGGCTTCGACTGTCTGCGCGCGCGCGTGGCGGACGTCGGCACCGGGCCGACGATCGCGGCCTGCGTCTACATCCTCGGCGGGCCGCGCTATACCGCCATGGTCAGCGCGATCGTCGACTAGGGGTCCTGACATGAAGGTTCGGATCCTCAGCGGCAACCACGCCGGCCAGCTCACGGAGCTCGAGGGCGCGGAGCTGGAGTTCAACCTGTCGACGGGCTTTGTCGAGCCCGTCGGCGAGCCTGATGCTCCAGCGCCGGCGCCGACCATCGCATCACCGACAGCGCCGGCGGACGTGAACGCCGACCAGCAGGCGGCGGCCGACGCCGCAGCAGCCGCAGGCGATCAGGGCGAGTAGCGCGCGATGGCGCTCTCGCTCGTCGCGGCGCCGGCGATCGATCCGATCTCGCTGTTCGAGGCGAAGCGGCAATGCAAGGCGCCGTCAGACACCTCGGAAGACGGGCTGATCGTCGGACTCATTACGGCGGCGCGCGAACGGGCCGAGGCGGTGACGGGGCGGCAGTTGATTTCAGCGCGGTGGGACCTTCGATTCGACGATGCCCAGGTCGACATGGGGCTCTGGTACGCGATTCAGATCCCCCGGCCGCCGCTCATTTCGGTGGAGTCGGTCGAGTACGTCGACTACACCGGGGCCACGCAGACCTGGGCGAGCTCGAACTACCAGGTCGATGCGCCGAGGGGCCCCTTCGCGAGGTTCGGCCGGCTGCTGCCGCTGCCCACCGCGACGTGGCCGCTGCCGCAACCCGGGCGGGTGAACGCGCTGACCGTGCATTTCACGGCGGGGTATGGCACGACCGCGGCGACCGTGCCGGCGTCGATTCGTCAAGCGATGCTGACGATGATCGCGGCTTGGTACAACCCAGCGCGCGAAGACTTGGTCGCGGGGGGACTGCAATCGATCCCGCTCGGGTCCCTGGCGATGCTGACGCCATATAAGGTCTTTGCCTGATGGTGAAGATCGGCGCGATGAACCACCGGCTGACACTACAGCGGCCGGTGGGCGACGGGTCTTTCAGCGACGTCGAGACGGTGTGGGGCGCGCTGACGTTCATGGGGCATCGCGCGCAGCCCGAGGAACTGCGGAACGGCGCGCCGATGACGATCGTCTTGTGGCAGGCCGTGATCTGGTATCGCACAGACATCCGCGCCGAGTGGCGGGTCTTCGACACGGAGGATGGCCGGTTGTTCCAAATCAGCGGCTACGGCGACCCGGACGCTGGTGCTCACGGAGATTCAATGACCCGAGGCGTGTCCTTCGAACTGACGGGATTTGTCGGCCTGAAGGCCGCCCTCGACCACGCCGGCGCCGACATTCGCGCCGCGGTCGGCCGTGTCAATCAGGACACCGCTTTCGCCATCATGAACCGCGCGCGGGCCAACGCGCCGCGGAATCGTGGCGACCTCATCGCCGCCATCTCCGTCGCTGGCAAGAACCTCACCTGGCGCGTCGGCATCCTCGACGTCACCCTCTCGAGCCGCGGTGGTCGCAACTCCGCGCACCTGCACCCGTCGGTGTATGGCCGGTTCATCGAATACGGCACCGTCAACTACACGCGGCATCCGTTTATGGGCCCGGCCGTCGATGCCGAACGCGGACGGTATGACGAGCGGGTCGCCGAGGCCGCGCGCGGTCTGACGGCGACGTTCGGGGGAGCGGCGTAAATGGCCTCCACGCTGGCGCTCGGCCTCTGTGCGGCAGCGATTCTGGCCAAGCTGCAGGTTTCGGCGCCGGTGCTGGCGCTCGTGCCGGTCGCGCGCATCGGCGCCGACGTCTCGCCGCGGCCGCTCTATCCCTACGTGCTCGTCGAGGGCGGCGGGGAGGTCTCGTTGAACACGATGGGCCGTCCCGATCAGCCGAAGTTCGGATCGTTCGCGCGCGTCCAGGTACGCGCGGTGAGCCAGGTGCCGGGCGAGGCCGAGGTCTCAGCGATCGTGAATGCCATCAAGGCGGAGCTCGATGGCCAGCCGCTCATTGTCGCCGGGTATGCGAGCGCCGGCGTGACGTTCGAAACGCTGATTCCGCTGAAAGACACGGTGAACGGACTCGTCACGCGCGAATGGGTCGCGGAATTCGAAGTCACCGTCAGCCAGTCGTAACGAGGAGCACATATGCCGCTGAGCACGCAAATCAACCTCTCGATTCAGGCCGCGCAGACCGGAGCCTATGACCTGGGCCCCAAGAGCGCTATTGCCGCGATCAGCAAGGCGCTGTCGTGGGACAGCGGAGTCGCCGCCGGCCAGGCCGATCTCATGTTCTCGGATACCCGGACGCTGGGGCCGAGCGCGACGGAAAACCTCGACCTGGCGGGCACCCTCGCGGACGCGTTCGGCACCACGCTGACGATCGTCAAGCTGCGGCTGCTCTGGGTCTATGCGGCCGTCGCCAACAACGTCGCCAACGCGGTGCAGTTGACGCGGCCGGCATCCAACGGCGTGCCGTTTCTCATCGCGGCTGGTGATGGCATCAACCTGGGCCCTGGCGCCGGGTTCCTCTGGTTCGATCCGATCGGTGTGACGGTCACGGCCGCGACCGGCGATCTGCTGACGGTGACCAACGGCGCCGGCACGAATTCTGTGAACTACGACGTGCTGATCGTCGGGACGTCCGCTTAGGCACGCTGGTGCTGCTCGATCTGCTCGAGGCACAGGTCATCGCGCTTCGCGCCTCGGTGGACGCGATGCACGCGGCGATTCAGGCGGCGAGAGGCCTCGATGCGACGCCCGACGCCGCGCCCGTCTGTCCGCACCTCGAGACGGACAACGTCGGGACCTTCGGCGCGCCGGAGTATCAGTGCAAGGCCTGCGGGGCGCAGGTGGACCAGCCCACTGCATGAGCCCGGAGACGATTTACCGGATCGCGCGCGAGATCGAGCACCAGCGCGGGATGCTGCGGGAGGAAGAGAAATGGCTGCAGCGGCAGCCGCAGACGGCACATCGGGCGGAAGGCTTTCGGCGGATTGATTTCTACCGCGGGGTGCTCAAGCACGCCGTGACCCAGCTCGGGATCGACGACAAGGAGAATTAGCGCATGGCGAAGAAGGGCATTGGCGCCAGTTTCAAGATCGACAGCTCGCTCGGCGTCCTGACCGACGTCAGCACGTACCTGGACGGCATCAGCGGGTCGAGCCAGCCGGACGAACTGGACGGCACGACGTTCCAGCCCAACGTCGCCGCGCCGGTCAAGAACATCATCGCCGGGCTCCGCACGCGCGGCTACTCGCTGACCGGCAAGCACTCGGCCGCGGCGCTGACGTTCTTCGCCGCGATCGAAGGGCTCAACGACCTGCACTACGAGTATGGGCCGGAGGGCACCACGGTCGGTCTGCCGAAGATCAGCGGCCTGTGTAACTGCCTGTCGGCGGCGCCGCCGTCGGCGTCGATCGCCGGGATCATCACGTTCGGCGTCGAGCTGCGCGTCACCACGCAAGTCGTCGGCACTTACTAATTCTGCTCGGATCGCGTCTCGCGATCGAGCCACGGACCTGATGGCGCTGGTGAGGATCGGAGTGCTCGCCGGCGCCGTGAGCTCCAGGAGGACAGAGAGATGGCGTCGCCCACCGTTCCGTTTCCGCTCGCCCCCGGCCAGCCCGATGTCGAGTTCCGTTTCACCATCAAGACCGCGCGCGAGCTCGAGCGGGCGACCCGGCCCTTCGGCGGGATCGCCGGCCTGAACCTCCGGGGCAGCAACGTCGAGGCGCTCGTCGTCTGCACGCTGTACGCGCTGCGCTGGAACCGGCCAAAGCTCATGGAGGACAAGGTCATCGACATGATCCAGGACTTCGTCGACGCCGGCGGCGACGTGATCGATCTCACGAACACGCTGACGAAGGCCCTGAACGAGTCGGGTGTCTATGGGAAGCCGGCGACGCCGGACGACGAGAGCGAGGGTGACGAAAACCCTTCGACGACGGCGACGGAGACCCTGACGACGTAAGGGGCCCGTTCGCCCGGTGGGCGGATCAGATGTGGCGGATCGCCGCCGGCTACCTGGCGATGTCGCTCCGGGAGTTCGACGCGCTGACGCCTGTGGAATTGCAGTGGCGGCTCGAGCAAACGCTCGAGCGGGAACATCGCGAGTTCACGCGGCTGGCGCAGTTGGCGTGCTGGGTCATCAATCCGTGGCTGAAGCCGGGGCAGCAACTGCGGGCGGATCAATTAGTGGGCGGGCGGCCGTTGCCGCCGCCAGATGAGTAGAGGAGACAGGTGAGCCGACCGGACCCGAACGCCTACGAGGTGCGCGCCTGGAGAATCTGACGACGCTCTGCGCGACGTGCCACTGCACGCTCCACTATCCGAGTCGATCGGCTATTCAAGGAGCTGTCGCCTAGTGGGGACGATCGCAAGTTTAATTGTACGAATAGGGGCGCAGGACACCGAGATCTCGGCTGCGCTCGAGAAGCTCGTTGGCAACGCGCGGCGCGCCGATGCCGATCTGTCGAAACTCGGCGATACCCCCATCGCCCAGAAGGCCATCGCTGACACGGCGAAGCTCGCCGAGAACATCAAGCAAATCACCGACGCGCAGCAGAAATTCGCCGATCGGGCGGTGAATGCCGCCGTCGGCGTCGAGACGCTCGGCGGCGCGTCGCGGCTGATGGCCGGCCAGCTCGATGACGTCGCCCGCTCGATCACCAAGGGCATCGACGCGTTCCGCGCGCTCGGCCAGGAGGCGCCGAAGGACCTGCAGCGCGTCGCCGACGCGGTCGCGGCGCAGCAGGAGGTGCTGAAGAAAGCCAGCGTGGCGACCGGCGCGCTGGGAGAGGCCCAGGGCAAGGCCGGACTGTTCACAAATGCCCTCTCTGGCGCGCAGACCGCACTGATCGCGCAGCTCGGGGCGTTGGCTGGGCCTGCGGCCCTCGGGTTCGCGGCCAAGGCCTCCCTGGAGTATGCCGACAACCTGGTGAAGCTGAGCGACCGGACCGGGATCGGCATCGTGGCGCTCCAGCGGCTCGACGCGATCGCGCAGGCCTCGGGCAATTCGCTCGAGGACATCGCCGGCGCCGTCAACAAATTCCAGAAGAACCTGCAGGAGGGCAACCCGGCCGCCACCGCGGCCATCACGCGGCTCGGCGTGTCGATCAACGACCTGATCAGGCAGTCGCCCGACGAGCAGTTCATCACCATCGCGAAGGCCATCCAGCAGATTCCCGATCCGGCGGCCCAGGCGGCGATCGCGATGGAGATCTTCGGCAAGTCCGGCGCGCAGCTGCTGCCGACCCTGAAGGGCGATATCGACAAGCTGGCCGATTCGACCGTGAAGATGAGCGCCGAGTCGGTGAAGGCGCTTGACGACTTCGGGGACGCGCTCGGCCAGCTGAAAACCAGCGCGGTCAACATCGCCGGCGAGATTCTCGCGGCGTTCCTGAAGACCGCCGGCGGCGTGAAGGACGCGGCCAAGGCTATCCTCGAGGCCGGGTCACAGGGGGTCGGTCAGCCGGCGCAGACGACCCCTGAACTGCTCCGTAATCAGCCGCGGTTCGCCTCGTCGCGCGTGGGGGCACCGCAGCCGAAGTTCATCACGCCGGAGCTGCTCGGTAGCTCGCAGCTGAACATCCCTGGCGGACTCCTTGGCGGCGCCGTACAGGCGCTGAGCGGTCTGCCGGCGGCGTCGGCGACGGCCGCGGACGCGTTGCAGCGGGTCCACGATCGCATCACCCTGCTCGATCGCGGGGCGCAGGCCCTCGGGCTGACGTTCGAGGAGTATGAAAAAAAGCTCGGCGAGGTCGATCAGAAGATCCTGGCGGCCGACCGTGATACCGGTCATCTCACCGACGCGCAACAAAAGAGCGTCCTGCGGTTGCGCGAGCTCGGCCTCAGCTATGGGGACATCGCCATCAAGCTCGGTGTGTCGGAGCTCGCGATCAAGGCCTACGACGACGGGCTGAACGACTCGGTCGCGCGGATGAAGGCGAACACGACCGAGACCGGGAAGTTCCAGCAGGAACTCGGCAAGATGATCGTCGGCTTCGATCAGGCCGGCAAGGCCGTGGTCGGGTTCCATGGGGTCTTTCGCACCGATTTCGACCTGCCGCTCGCCGGCGCCATCACCGACCTGGCAGAGGTGACGCGGTCGACGGAGATCTTCGCGGCGGCCCAGAAGAGGACGCGTGACGCGCTGCTGACGGCGCTCTCCACACCGCTCGGGCTGCCGAACGTCGGACCGTTGAACACGAAACTCCTCGAAGATGCGCGTGAGGGATCGCACGAGGTGCTGGAGACGTTCGAGGAGCTGGGCAAAGAGATCCCCACCGTCTTGTCGCACGCCTTCGAGGGCGGCGGTGGGCTCGCGGGGGCCTTGAAATCTATCGCGACGAAGCTCGGGGCCGACTTCGCGAAAACGCTCAACGACAGCATCGCGAAGAACGTCCAGATCGGCGGCAGCGGTCTTACGGGTACTGGGCTGAAGGCCGGCGCCGCGCTGGGTGCCGGCGCTGGGATTGGCGCGGCGGCCGCCGGTGGGCAGTCGCCGGAACGGCCCTCGGTGTGGGTGTCTCAGCGATCGCGACCGGCGCCACGATTAGCGCGACCATTGCGCTCGGCGCGGCCACGCTCGGCGTCGGGGCCGCCGCGGTGGGCGCGTACTTCGCGCTGAAGAAGCTGTTTACCGACACGGAAAAGCAGATCAACCCGACGCGCCAGGCGTTCGTGGATGCCGCCGGCGGGCTCGATGCGCTCAGCAAGCGCGCGTTCGAAGCGACCGGATCGCTCGCGCTCGTGCAGAACCTGCTGAGCGCGAAGAACGCCGACCAGTACAACGCGGCGATCAAGGGCCTGACGGACGCCTTCGCCAAGCAGGACAAGCAGGCGGCTGACCTCTCTGACGCTGTGGGCGGCATCGTCGCCGCGGCGCAGCTGGCCGGCGGCCGCGTCCCGAAGGCCCTGCAGCCGATCCTGGCGAAACTCGCCGACATGAAGGGGCTCACGG